CTCTCCGATGCAGTCCGAGCCGATGCTGGATAGTCCCTTTAAGACCCGACCTAATCCGAGTCAATGACAAACTTACCCAAACGATCCAAGAAGCTCCGAGGGGCAACCAAACCGAGGCTTCACAGTCCACTTCTAAAGGGCGAAAACAAGCTGCAAGATGTAAAAGACCTCTGTGAGATTGTCAAGATACCTTTATTGCCGTGGCAAGAGTTCGTGCTTAAAGACATGCTCACTGTGGATAAAAAAGGTTCATGGATACGCAAAACAAACCTGATCCTTGTAGCAAGACAGAATGGGAAGACCCACTTAGCGCGTATGCTCATACTGGCGCACTTGATTAAGTGGAATACCAATGTCCTCATCATGTCCTCTAACAGAAGCATGGCTCTGGACACCTTCAGACAAATCACTAGCCTATTGGAGACCAATGACCACCTCAAAGGGTTCGTTAAACAGATCAGACACGCAAACGGCACAGAGTCAATTGAGATGTTATCTGGAGCAAGGCTCGATGTTGTTGCGGCAACTAGAGACGGCTCACGCGGTCGTTCAGTCAATGGACTCCTCTACATCGATGAAATCCGAGAGATCACAGAAGAAGGATTTAGAGCTGCTACTCCTACAACTAGAGCTCACCCAAACTCTCAGACGCTTCTTACCAGTAATGCAGGAGACGCTTTCAGCGTGGTACTCAACGATCTCAGAGAACGCGCAATAGATTACCCACCCAAGTCTTTTGGATTTTATGAATACTCAGCTCCCCAATACTGCAAGATAACCGATCGCGATGCATGGGCTTTGGCTAACCCCTCTTTGGGATACACCATCACAGAAGAGGCGATTGAGGAGGCGATTGCTACTTCGCCGATTGAAAACACGCGCACGGAGACTCTTTGTCAATGGATCGACTCTCTCAGTAGTCCGTGGCCTCATGGAGTTTTAGAGGACACATCCGATAGCACACTAGAAATGGCTCCCGGGGCTTATACTGTATTCGGTTTCGATGTCAGTCCGTCACGCAGGAACGGATCATTGGTCGCAGGACAACTTCTCCCAGATGGGCGGATTGGCATCGGGATTCTCGAGACCTACAGCTCTCAGGTTGCCATTGATGAGCTAAAGATGGCAGCAAGTATAAAGGCATGGTGCGACATTTATAAACCTCGCCTAGTCTGCTATGACAAGTACGCCACCCAGACAATCGCAGATCGCCTAGCCAATGCTGGAGTTATGGTCGAGGATGTTTCGGGTCAGCAATTCTATAAAGCCTGTGGCGATCTGTTAGAAGGCTTGGTTAATGCTCGCGTAGTCCACAATGGGCAAGAGGAATTGATCCAGCAGATGAATAACTGCGCAGCTAAGGTCAATGACTCAGCTTGGAGAATTATAAAAAGAAAATCCGCTGGAGATATTTCAGCCCCGATCGGACTCGCAATGGTCGTTAGCAAGTTGATGATTCCTGCACCTAAGCCACAGATATATACTTAGACACGCCCTATCACATTGTCTAATTGCTTGACAAATGCTACAATATCTGTCTATGGGTATCTTTTCGCGTAAGCCAGAAATATTAGAGGCACAGCTCGCGCCTAAGATTATGGGCGATGGCATTAACTCAATCTACAACTTTACATTCCCTGTTATTGGTAGACGAGATGCTATGGCTGTCCCTGCTATCAAGCGATGCCGCGATCTTCTCTGCACAGTCGGATCTATTCCGCTAGAGTACAAAAAGAAGTCTACTGGAGAAGCTATTGCAGCTCCACGATGGGTGCATCAACTATCTAAGTCACAGCCACAATTTGTTACTGTCAGTTATTTGGTCGATAGCCTTCTATTCTTTGGGCAAGCCTTCTTAGAAGTTACAGAGACTTATCAGGAAGATAATCGCCCTGCATCTTTTGAGTGGGTTGCTAACACTCGCATTACTTTCGATCTTGATGTAACTAACACATTTGTAACACAATATTATGTCGATGGATCACCACGCCCGATGTCGGGTCTTGGATCACTAGTTACATTCCAAGCATTTAACGAAGGCGTACTTACAACAGGTGCAAGAACAATTCAAGCAGCTATCGACATCCAAAAGGCTGCTGCTGTAGCTGCTCAAACTCCGATGGCTACTACAGTGTTAAAAAATACAGGAGCAGATCTCCCACCTGCGGAAGTTCAAGGTTTATTGGCTTCATGGAAGTCCGCTCGTCAAAATCGTTCGACTGCATATTTGACTTCAACTCTTGAGGCGCAGAATATTGGCTTTAGCCCTAAAGACATGATGTACAACGAGGCAATCCAGAATCTTGCGACAGAAATTAGCCGATTGTGCGGCATCCCTGCTTACTATTTATCAGCAGACCTCAACACATCAATGACATATGCAAACATTATCGATGAGAGAAAACAATTAGTAGCACTAGCGTTCCAGCCATACATCTCTGCAATCGAGCAGCGTTTGAGCATGGATGATATATCTACTGCTGGTCACTATGTAAAGTTCGATTTAGATTCTACATTCTTGCGCGTTGAACCTATGGAGCGATTGCTAGTTATAGAAAAGATGCTCTCACTTGGTTTAATTACAATCGAACAAGCTATGCAGATGGAAGATCTAACACCTAATGGAAGCGAAGGCTAATGGAAAACTTATACATCGAAGCCACAATGATTGAGTGCAACGAAGAAAAGCGCGAAATCACTGGCAAGATAGTGCCCTTTGGTAATGATGAAATTGGCAGCACTAATCTTGGATCTTATGCATTTGAGGCAGGATCTATTGAGATTGCAGACCCAACAAAGATTAAGCTCTTATCACAGCATGACATGAAGAAGCCTGTTGGTCGCATGATCTCAGCTGAACAAAAAGAAGATGGCATTTATGCAACCTTCAAGCTAAGCCGTTCACAAGCTGGAACAGATGCCCTAATTATGGCAAGCGAAAATTTGGTAGCAGGTTTAAGCATAGGAGCAGAGATCCTTGCATCGAAGCCATCGCGCCAAGGACACACAGTCGTAACAGCGGCAAAGTTAAAAGAAGTTTCTCTCGTAACAGAGCCAGCCTTCAAGTCGGCTCAGGTGCTAGAGATCGCAGCAGAGGAAGTTACCCCTGTTGAAGAAAACCCAACTACAGAAAGCGAGACAGCCGTGGAAGATACCACTTCAGCAGTCGAAGCAACACCTGCAGTAGAGGCAGCACCTGTCGAGGCTGCTCGCCCTACTGTAACAGCGATGTACTACACCTCTCCAAGAATCGAAATTACAAAGCGTAACTACTTGGAGAACACACTAAAGGCCAACCTCTTTGGTGATGATGAATCTCGTCAATGGCTTCGCGCTGCTGACAACGATCAAACAACAGGTGCAGGATTTATCCCAACACCACAAAGCACACAACTACTTAACTTCTTGTCTAACGCAGATCGCCCAATGATTGATTCAGTTTCTCGCGGAACAATGCCAGAATTTGGAAAAACATTTGAGTTGCCTAAGATTACTGAAGTGCCTCTAGTCGATCAGATCGATGAGAATGGTGCAGTTACAGAGTCACAACTTGAAGCATCATTTATCACAGTCACAAAGAAATCATTCAAGGGTCGCGCGATCACAACTCTAGAACTTCTAACAAATTCAACACCTGCATTTCTAGACGAGCTTCTTGTCCAGATGGAATATGCTTACGCAAAAGATACTGAAGAATTTGTAACAACTGCTATTCAGGGCGCAGGTACTCTTAACGCAACAGCACAGGCTAACTCAGCAACAGGTTTGCTAAGTTATGTTTCAAGCGCAGCAGCAGCAGTTTATTCTGCTTCACTTGGTTTTGCTCGCAACATGGTTGTCACACCAGAGCAGTGGGCTAACATCATGTCATACAATGATGCTGGTCGACCAATTTACATCGCTGCAAATCCTCAAAATAATGCAGGAACACTTTCACCAACAAGCCTGCGCGGTAATGTTGCAGGTCTTGATCTTCGTGTATCTCGTTACATGAAGGGTTCTGGTGGAGTAGGAACAGCAGATTATTCAATGGCTGTCATCAACCCAGATGCTTACACATGGTACGAGGGTGCTCGTCAGCAGCTTCGCACTAATGTTAACTCAGACGGAACTGTAGACATTCTACTATTCGGTCAGGGAGCACTTGCCACTAAGTTAGGTGCAGGCGCAAACTGGTTTAACCTAACCTGATAACTAGGTAA